TGAAGAGCGCAGCCAGCTGCGTGAATTAATGTGAATTGCAGAACACATTGAACATCGACATCTTGAACCCCCTAGGGGGCTCCCGGCACTTTAATGTGCAACACCCTTGGTCCTAAGTCAGATTTCAATCTGATATGGACCATGACTGCGCTACTTGACAGATAACATATCTGTCAACTAGTGAGAGCGAACCCATCAGAAAGGTTGGAAGTAACGTGGCTCCTTACAAATCGAGGGTAACTACCTTTGAGACGTACCACGACGGTCTGGGATGGACTGGCGATGCCAATTCATCTCATGACGGTGGTCCTCAAGGGCGTCATCCTCAGGGAGCCAGTGGGACCCAAGAAATCCTCGAATCTTCAGGACATCCTTACCAATTGCTTGGCGAGGACCCTGGAGATATCGGGGGTGACTTTTCGGTGGTTCGTAGGACTTATGAGCATGCTTCAAAGCAAGTTCATAACAGAACTACGACTGATGAAGAGAACATATTTGCTGGTAACTACCTTGGTAGTTACTATGCACATAGTTCCTTCACTGATGACACTGACTTTCCCACTCCTATCCTTGTTTCCTCAGCCGAAATGGCTGAGAAGGGTACGAGTGCGATTGCGCGTGTCATACCAACGAATCCCATCAACGATGTGATAGTTTCACTTGGAGAGTTACGGAGTGAAGGAATTCCCTCCGTAATCGGGTCCACCACCTGGCAGTCTAGGACACTTGCCGCCCGCAACGCGGGTGACGAGTATCTGAACTATCAGTTTGGATGGAAACCGCTTGTCTCCGATGTGCGATCCCTAGCTGATACTGTGATGCGATTTGACGAAATCAAATCTAAGTATGAGCAGGAATCGGGTAAGCTACTACATCGACGTTATACATTCCCCATCGAAGAATCTGATCCTGTCATCACTGAATCGGTTCAATACCCGGTTCCAGCGATTTCAGTTGGATTCTTCAACGGCATGGGTAAGACAACCAAGACTTCAACTGTAAAGAGGAAGTTTTGGTTTTCAGGAGCTTTTACGTACTATCTTCCCCCTAAGGGAACGATGGCACATGAGGTCGCCGTAGCAAAAAAGCTATGGGGACTCCGGTTAGATCCGGAAGTTCTCTGGAACCTTACTCCATGGACCTGGGCCGCAGACTGGTTTACTAACGCTGGGGATGTTATCCACAACGCTAGTATGTTCAGTCAAGACGGCCTTGTGATGCCTTATGGCTACATTATGTGTGAAAGCACATATTGTGACTTTTACGAGCACTCTGGATCCACCATGAAACGTGATGGATCTCCTGTGCAAGTCTGGCAACGCTTTACTACAACAGTAAAGCAGCGCGAGAGGGCAACACCTTATGGGTTCGGCCTAACTTTCGATTCTTTTACGGATCGTCAGTTGGGCATTATGGCTGCCTTGGGCTTAACCCGAGGCTCCACCGGAATGAAATACTACTAAACGTAAGTAGTATTTCAAACCACACCTGACCTTTTGGGAAATCCCCGAAGGGCCAATCAGTCAGGAGCTGTTGCCGTGTTTTCCGACCCACAGGACATTACGGTCAACGCCGTGCAGACCATCCTTCCGAGGACGGGTGCAGATCTGAACAACGGCATTTTTCGTGCCGCCGACGGATCGTACACGATGTCTCTTACGCATACCTATGGTAAGCGTATCAGACGCGTGCACCGGGTTGACTACAAGGTGCTTGCGCCGGATGTGATGGATAGTTCCCTTAACGTCCCGTACTCTGCTTCCTTTTATCTGGTCGCAGATGTACCGGAGGTTGGGATTACCCAGACCACCCTGCAGCAGATTTTGGCAGGTTATCTAACCTGGCATACTGCTACTTCAAACGCTAAGGCCTATAAGTGGCTTGCTGGAGAGATCTAGCTTACCACTTCTAGAACCCTGGTGTTTGAAACAAGCACCAAGTAACGTGCCTCTCTTAAGCACGTCGCTGCCTGTGAGTCTAACATGGCGATGGATCTAGACACCCCAATTTATTTGGAGGGCCTAGTGAAAAGCCATATGCAACTCCTGCAGTGCGTCCTAGCTGATGCCGGGACGTGGTGTGACACTAGCACCAGCCTTGATTTCAAAAAGATCAAGGCCCGTGTCGAAAACGAGGGGCTATCGTTTCTCACGATAGCCTTACCCCAATTCGGAAAGGACTTCGAAAAAAGTCTTGACCGAAGGCAGGTAGCTCGTCAGTCTTTCGATGGATATCGAAAGTCTGGGTATCTCCCGAGATTTCTCTCGGGTTTTACCAGCCTTGTTTTCGATGCTAGCAGTGGACGTCTACTTGACGATCCTTCAATTGATGCCATTAGGTCTATCCGTCAGATTTGTAATCTGTTCGGGAAGACCTATTTGCCTTGCAGTGATGCAAGGACAAAGGCAGCATTTGATGCTTTCATCAAGTGTGAGCGTGAACTCAAGGACCGCGACCGTTCTGTTGATCATGAGGATCTTCTTCATGCTCAACGGATCGCGATGCTACTGTTTGGTGATCCTATTGCTGTTGTTGATCGCAGGATCTACGAGGGCAATTTGCTACCCAAGCATGGGCCTGGTTCAACTGCAGACAAACTTCGCGGAAACGCGAAGTGGAATCTGCGTAGCTGGACCACACGCTTGCAAGAGGTATTCGAACACTCTGAATATCTCTTTCCAAGCGTCTCTCATTTTCTTGAGAGTCCACCTGTAGAGTTCACCGAACCTGGAGCAGAGATGCCTGTTAAGGTCATCACTGTTCCTAAGACGCTGAAGACTCCACGAATCATAGCAATTGAACCTACTGTTATGCAATACATGCAGCAGGCGATTTTGCGTGAGCTCGTGAAGGAACTCGAGTCAACTAACCATGTCTCGAGTAACTTTGTTGGATTCACGGACCAACTCCCTAATCAGGAGATGGCTCGAGAGGGATCCCTTAAAGGGAATCTCGCAACACTCGATATGAGTGAGGCATCCGATAGAGTCTCCAATCAGCATGTACGAGCTCTATTTGCACCTTACGTCTGGTTTTCCAGAGGTTTGGATGCAACTAGAAGTCGGAAGGCTGATGTACCTGGACATGGCGTTATTCGTCTGTCCAAGTTCGCATCTATGGGTTCAGCGCTCTGTTTTCCAGTCGAGGCCATGGTGTTTTGCACCCTGGTTTTCTATGGAATCCAGAAAACGCTTAGACGCCCTCTGACCAAGGAAGACCTTCCGGACTTCTTTGGTAAAGTGCGTGTCTACGGAGATGATATTATTGTCCCCGTAGATTGTGTCGAATCCGTCGTCTCGACCCTACAAGATTTTGGTCTTGTAGTTAACGAGAACAAATCTTTCTGGACTGGTAAGTTCAGAGAGTCTTGTGGAAAGGAGTACTATGCTGGCCATGACGTTAGTGTTGTCAAGGTTCGCAGACTACTACCTAACCGACGGAGTGACGTTCCTGAGATTATCTCTGCTGTCTCTTTGCGTAACCAGCTTAGTGCTGCTTGCGCTTGGAAGACCGTCGAGTACTTGGATCGGCGTATTGAGAGGTTTATTCCTCTTCCTTACGTTCTTCCTAGTTCTCAGGGGCTTGGCAGACATGATGGTTGCGGATCATACGATTCACAACGTACATGTCCGAACCTACAGCGTCCTTTGGTTAAGGCTGCTGTAGTAGTAGCGAGGCCACCCATAAGTTACTTGGATGGCCCTGGTGCCCTGCTCAAGTGGTTTTTGAAGGAAGGCGATGAGCCTTTCGACGTTAACCATCTTGAACGTTATGGACGTGACCAAGCCGTTCACATCAAGCTTGGCTGGGTGTCTCCCGTTTAAGGGAACACTGTCCTCCCGAAAGGGAGGAGTAGGGGGCCTGTGCCCCTTCTACTGAAGGGGTCATTGGACTCTCTAAGTG